CGAATATTCAATTCCATTACAAACTTTGCATATCCACGACGACGTTCCTTTTGCTTCGTCCATTCAATTAGATTCTCATTCGTACAAGTTAGGGTTTCAGTCATATCATAAAGTGTATCAAACATCGCAATCTGTGTTTCCAAATCATCAATCAGTTCAGGAAACGACTTTGAGATAATCAAACAACAATCTGCCATAACACTTGCGAATGAATGATTTGTAATTGCCTTGTCAAACAATAGAGTACATACACGCATACGAAAGATCTCATCACGTTTTTTCATAAATTCTACCGTTTGTGCGGATAGTTTTTCCATTGATGATTTTGTGATTTTGTTGAAAATAGCAAAGATTTCAGAGTATTCAGGATCTTCACGTTCACGAACCTTGCGTACCATATCTACCAACAACTTCTCACGCCAATTATCATTTTTAGGGCGACGAGAAGGTTTGTGAAAAGGTTTGAATGCCATTGGACTGCGACGAAGTTTCGCAATAGCATCTAGTACAGAGGATGGAAGTGCGATTACGCAAGAGCGAAGAGCGTACATTTCCAGAAGAGTCGCCATACTATACTAATGCTTGAAAAACGAATTCCGTTTTAGACAAACTGTGATTGTGATTATATATAATGGGGACCGAGACTACAAAATTCCAGACATCCTGGATTTTGTGGTACCACGACCCCGAAAACCATGATTATTCTATGAATGGTTATGTTCGGATTGCTGATCTAACTACACCTCAACAATTCTGGTCTGTAGTGAATTCTATACCAAAAGATGCTTGGGAATGTGGAATGTTCTTCTTTATGAAAGCAGGATATAAACCACTTTGGGAATGTCCTGAAAATGAGAATGGTGGTTCGTGGTCAAAAAAGGTAGATATTCTTCATATTCAGCAAGTATTTGTTGATCTTATGGTTCATTGTGTTTTGAATGAACTGCTTGTAAAACAGAAAGATGTATTAACTGGAATTACTGTATCTCCAAAGGGTCAATTCTCTATCGTAAAAATTTGGAATAATACAACTTCTATACATGATCGCACATGTTTAAATAATAAGATGCCTACATTTTCTGTAGGAGATGATGTTACGTATACAGCCCATAAATCTCGTCGTAAGTAAGATCAATGGAAATTATTGGTAATATAGAATCATTTTTTCGATTTATTTATAGCTGGATTGCTAGTACAGATGAAGTTCTTGGACGTATAATCTACGTAGTTCATATTCTTGTTGCTACTACAATTGTAGTTTTGGTAGTTGTATCTCATACAATTTATCCTGTATTTTGGTTTCAGTTTATGATGTTTTGTATTGTTTTAGTAGTTTGGCTTCAACATATATTTCTTCAAAATTGTTTTGCAACAATGATTGAAAATAAACTTTTACAGACATCTGATGAAGGTATTGATATTCTATTGAAATTATTTGGAATCCCACTTATGAAAGAGACCCGTATGGGTTTCACTTTAATAACTGGTACAATTATCGTTAGTTTACTTGGACTTGAGCTTATTGCGAGAAGTTCTATGTTTCTTCGAACGAGTATTGGTGCGTCTGTGTGGATTTGAACGATATGTCCTTCGTGCTCCAACAGTAGGAGTACCATTTGGAACAATAACATTTGCTTCATCTGGTTCAGGAGCAACATCCTGAGGTTCAATTACACCCGAAACATAGGTGAAATTGATACCATCATTAAACAAATCAGCTAAAAATGTATTTGCTGTTCCATCAGAAGATTTGAATCCAGGATTTTTCATACCTGCTAAACGAAATCCTCCTAAAAATGTCATACCAAGATATTCTGCATGAGCAAATGCCTGTACTAATTTATTGTATGCAGATACAACTATCTTATTTGGCATATGCATTTTCGTACTCTGTTCGTATTTAGCTTTCTCAGGTCCGATACCAAATACTCCACCTACTTGAAATACTTTACGAATTGATTCAAGATGGTATGCCCTACCAGTCTTCTTTTCAGGGAAAAGTTCAGTACGCAAAGGTTGGAATCCTGGATGGGTAAATCCAACAGGAACTGATGGAATAATATCTGGTATTTTTGAGAGTGCACCAACCGAAGTCAAACGATCTAATGTTATAAATCCACTATCCAAATGAGCATTAAATGTATTGCGCGCACCATCTCCTAAAGTTGTAGGAGCTCCAAATGAAACTAAGTGTATAGATTGAACTGTAGGAAAACTTGATCGTGTTTCAGCAAGTATAAACGCAAATAAAGTAGCAAATGCTCCTCCGAGTGAATGTCCTGTGACAAATAACCTTTTAGGCTTAAATTCATCCAACCCTTGCTTTAAAAATGGCCAGTTTTTTACTATTTGTTTTACAAAAGATGCAGGAACTATATTTTTTCCTGCAATAGGTGTAGACATTTGAGTTCCAGGTGGCATAACCGTACTTAAATCTGCAGGTGTGAATTGAGAATATAAATCGTGTTTGAAATTTTTCATTGTACTAGAACCTTTGAATGACAACACTAAGTCAGTTGATTGAATAAAAGGTATTTTTGCAGACAATACAGATCCTGAAAGAAACATAAATGTAAAATCACTAGGACTAGAAACATAACGTCCAAACCGAGGGGTATTTGCAAGAGATTGATTTATCAAATAGGATTGCATAGGACGTCCTTCTTTTCCAGGAGGGCTAGCACAAGGAGTTCGGCGTAATGAACTATATTTGGTATCAATTTCAGTTATTTTCTGATTTACTAATGTATTATCAGCACTTCCAAAAATAGGATCCAAAACAACTTCGCGAAGTATACCTGTATCGCAATATACTGCACGAGAACATTGAGCCATAACTTTCAAAACATGTTCATAACTATCAAAAAGAGTTTTATCAACTTGTTTTGCCGATATCATCTGTCCATCTGGACTGGGTAGAACCGATACATCTTTTGCTCCGAAAACGACTGACCGCAAAGTAGTATCTTTCAGCGACATTATAATGAACTTTGAAATTAAACAGATACAGGCATCAAACAAAGTTTAATATCGCCGAGGTTGGCAACTACATACCGAATCATCATAAACCATCCATTCTTCATATGAATTTCCAAATTATTACACAAATTGGTACACTTCGTAAATAGAACCAAATGAGGCAATGAGAACGTACCTGTAACAATATCGTTCTCCTTCTTTTGAATACTAAACTCATTTGCGGAATCTCCCATCACCGTTGTACGCGATGCGAAATGTCCCTTGCAGCTAAACGTTAAAGAAGATGATACATTCTGAATTTCAGCCGTCTTTGCACCAAGCAAAGTCATATCACGACAAATCTTCTGGAAATCTAGAGAAGGCATCGTAATATGCGTAGAGAACTCAGTATCCGGCAAACTAATATCTGGCTCATCACGATCAAGCAAATTGAGCTTATAACGAGTTACCTGCTTCTTCTCTCCATCCTCTAGCAAAATACCAAACGTATTAGGATCATCTTTCTCAATATAAAAAGTAATAGTATCATCATTACTCGCAGTCTTGATAATACGGTACAAATGGTCAGTATTGATTCCAATTACAAGTTTGGGTCCAGCATTATAGTATTTCTCAAACTTGTCAGCATATAGACGCAAATGGACTAGAACAGTACGTGTCTGATCCATAGCAACCATACGAATACCTTCCTTATCAAAAATCAGGCTCATCTCAACTAAGATACACTTTAGTGCCTCAGTTAGGGTGCGTATAGCACTAGTCTGTACCGTCTTAGCTTCTACAATGAACTCCGGCATTTTCCTTCATTCATTTATTCGTTTAAAATCCCTTTACTCCTCGTACACTCTTTTTACGAGAAACAATACGTCCATACTTGTTATATTTCAAACCAGCTTTGGTAAGACCACCCTTCGTCTTTTCAGCACTTCCATGCATGACTTGTGCGCGAGTACCAACCTTACGAGTCTTCATTTACTTCTTTTGTAAGTTTTTAATCTCAAGGTGTAATTCCTGATTCTTTCGCTCTTCATAGTACAACGCAAAACTAACAATTACAGGATAAATACATACAGCATAAAACATCCATTCAGGATAACATTGACAAATCATTTCCGTAAAGTCTTTTTGGATTTCCGAATCTTCTTACTCTTTTTGGACTTTCGTTTCAAAGTCCGTTTTTTACCACCCTCATAATACTCAGATTCAGGATCATATTTTGCCATCTCCCGCTCATATTCTGCATCTTCTTCCTTTGTTTTTTCTTTGACAACAGGCTTGGTTTCAACTTTGGTTTCTTCAACCTTTACAGCTTCAGCTTTCGGAAGTTTTACATCAGCAAATAAATCACTAATTCCATTCTTCACTTTATTTAAAGTTGCATCGGACACAAAAATACGTGCAGTTTCTAACCCCGCCTTTGCAGCAGGAGCAGCAGCTATAGTTACTGCAAGTTTCATTACATTCTGATATATTTGACTATTTGCAGAACATTGGGCTTGCATGGATGCTAGAAGGGGTGTAGCAGATACGACTGCCAACTTGAAATGGCTACATAGTTCCTGTCCAAACATATGATCTGCAGCAGCTACAATTCCTGCAGCAGCCCCGGCATAAGCAACTGCTTTTGCTGCCTTTACTGCCACATCTCCCGCCACATCTTTCATATCTTTCCACTTTTTCGCATCCGCGTCGGCTTTCTTCTTCAATTCATCCGCAGATACCTTCACTACGGCAGCCTTTGCTAGAGAATCGGGCGCTACCGCAGACACCTTCAGATGCTTTGCACCACCAACACTAGATTTCAACTCTTTCTCAATAGCATTTCGGCTTAGATGTTTTTCAGCTACTTCTTCAAGAAGTTCTCCAAACTTAATCTCCATTATCATTGAGCTAGAATATTTCGCCAGTATGCCAGTGTTAATTTTTCATAATTAAACGGCTTTTTAAACTCTTCTATCTTTTTCACCATATTCTCTTGTGTGACTTCTGACCATTCATTCACAATCCATACCGGTAAATCATCAAACAATGAATTTAATCCTGAAGTTTTGACTATAGGAATACAACCAAGACAAAGTGCTTCCCATGTTCGGTGACAATCCAACCCATTCCCTTGAGGAGAAATAACAAACGCGTATTGACTCATATGTTCCCAACATACATTGCGATAAACCCATGTTGGTTCGTGGTAAACATTTGGAACATTTAATGCATCTTTTCTGTCTTGAACGTATCTCTTTTCACCCCACCGAGTGTTCATAGCTAAGCGAAAATTTGCATAAGCATTTACTTGTCTATTCCAAAAAGGTGTTTTATTAAAAGACATAAGTTCTAATTCTTGTTCGGTTGCATATTTCTTAATACCCCAAAGATGCTTTTCAGGTTGTTCCCATACTCGCTTCTTACCAGAAGGACGCATGGAATGGTAATCTAATCCAATCGGAATCTTTACCAGTTTTTCATGCGTTCCAATACAATTCTGTGCATACCATTTTATCAAAAGAGGATTATTCAAAATTTTATCCGATTCATTAAAATCATCAGGAATTGTCATATCCGAATTATTTGTTAGCAATTTGAATGGAACATTTATTTCAGGCATAAACTTTACGAAATCTGGTAAAGCCTGCGAGCATACATGGAGAATAGAACCAGAGGTAAGATTCGAATACCAAGCAGGATTAAATCCATTAAAATCTGAAATAGGAATTGGAGAATGATGTGTTGCTGATTTTAAAAGAGCAAATGAACCAACATATTTACAGTGGGTTTCATCCATTACATTTCAACGATGCAATTTTCTTCAGGACTTTACATTGTCTTTCCAAGTAGAAGGTCTATCAATTTTATGAACATTTGGTGGTTCAGCCCAATAAACATTCATATTCAATTTTTCAAATAATATATTATAATGATGATCTGAACATTCGTGAAAAGGTAAGAAGTTTTCATAAAGTTTCTTCGCCGCTTTCTGATTTAAAAATAGAAAATGTGCACCTTTTGCAACACCCCTCTTTTCCTTTTGAAGTCTACTATATTTAGCAGTATAATATACTACATTTTGATACGTACCATATGGTTGTTTATAAACAGATATATTCGGAACAATATCATCAAGTGTTTTTAATCCTAAAAAATCACTATCAAATACACAATCCCAATCTTCTGGTAAATCTTTTAAATATCTTGAAAGAGCTTCAGGAACATTTCCACGAAATTCAATATTATCTTCCATTATCACTGCATGTTCGTGACCTTTTTCAACAATATCTTTCAATGCTAAATAATGTTTATATGTACATGCTATCATTCCTTTTGGAAGAGTTGGATTTGTACATACATTTGGCAGAGGATCATTTTTGTTTGGATACGTTATCCATATAACATTCGAAACTCCATATTTTGAAAACTGATTTTCCATAAATGAATTTCTTGAAGGATCAATTCCATGAATTAGAAAATACTGCATTAATAAAATGGCACAAATTACTTTTATAATTCCTTCTATACGACGGCCAACATTGCAAAGAACAATAGAATCATTAAAAAATCAAACAAATCCAAATTGGAAAGCTATAGTTATATTTGATGGTGTAGATCCAATTATTTCAGATGATTCGAGAATTGAATGTATGAAAATAGAAAAAATAGGGTATAGTAATTGTGCAGGATATGTAAGAAATGCCGGTATGACACATGTCACAACTGAATGGATTGGGTTTGTAGACGACGATGATGTTATAACTCCTAATTATGTTGAATGTTTTTTATCTGAAAAGAATGGAAATGATGTGATTATTTTTCGAATGATGTATGAAGGTTATTCTTCAAAAAAAATTAACATAAGAACACAAAAGTTAGAAGAAACTGCAACACTTCCCCCAAAAGATTCTAAGAATTTCATACTTGGAAAAGTAGGTATTTCATTCTCCATGAAAACAAGTTTGTTTCATGAAGGATTTCAGTTTGAACCACATATGTATGAGGATTTTAATTTGTTAAATAAAATAAGAACTGCATCAAAAAAGATTCTTCTTTCAAACAGTATAACTTATATTGTATCATCAAAAACAATGGTTACATGATCTATAGGATTTAATTGTGGAAGCAATGAATCTAATAAAGTCTGCAACGAGCTCGCCCAATTTTAGCAATCAATACATGAAACGATGGCATTACACTTTTAAATGTGAATGTATTTCATAAAGTTGATTAAGTTTCTTTAAGGCTGAATCAAATTTTTCTTGAATTGATACTGATTTTGAAGAAGTTGTTTTCCATACTTATCTATTGCGTTTATTTTGGTGTTTAGTCAACGTAGTATTCAATTCTTCCATAGTTTTTACATTCTGAATATCTTCTCGAAATCCGTTTGTTTTGCCAAATACACTTTCGTATAAGCTGACACAAGTATCATAATGTTTACGTTCAATTAATCCAAATAACTCTTTCCTGGATATACGTTGACGTGTATTTAATGATTTAAAATTTACATCGCATCGAATGGCATTTCTTAGTAAATTCCGCAACTCAATTTCTGTTTTACCAACGCCAATCGCTTCTAATTTTTCAATAAAAGCAGTTGTTCGTTTATCAGATTTACACCATTCGATATATTGAGGAAATAGTCCATTGTTATACATATAAATTATCTCATTTTTACGTATAAAACTTCTTTTAGTGTCTATAACCGTATCATCACATTCTATAAAATGTTCGTTAATTCTATGAATACAATCCAGGAATTCCTTCTGCGTTTTTGAACCCTTCATCATATTACACGATTCACAACAAGGAACTATATTACCATTTATATATCCAATATCGCTATTAATACGATCTATTCCACCCGATTCATATTCAACATAATGCTTACAATATCTACATGGTGAATTCACAATTATATCAAATTCTTCAATAGTAAGTTCAAACTCGATATGTCGTTTATTTGATCCACGAACATATTCATTGTAATGTCTTTGTAAATTCGCAAACCTTTCTTGTAAATAATTACGATCAGATCTAGGATGTCTTTCACGCTCAATTTTTTTTGATTTCTCATAACATTCCTTACATTTTTGAATATCTTTACGAAACCCCACAACATTTTCATCGATATCAACTCTACATGTTAAACATACTAACTGACCCTTTCGCAAATCATATTCTGTTTTCTCACGAACGCGTTCCCTTTTTAAACATACTTCACAGTGTAATCTTTCTCCAATCGTTTCATTTTTACAAGCACGTCTTCCATCATCGCAAATCCGTACTCCTAGTTCTTTTGCTCGAGTCAGTATTTTAGCTCTTTCAATATGAATTCCGCAAAAGTCTCTGTCAGATGCCTTATTTTTACATTGTGTTCCCTTATGTTCCTGCTGTTCTAAGATTGCTATACACAACTTTCGGTCTTTTCGCTTCAATTCGCATTTCTCACAATATTTTTCAGTATTGATAAGTTCAATACATCTATGAGTTGAACATTTCTTCTTGCCAGCTTTCAGACCAGTTTCAAGAAGAAATTGTTTTTGATGTTTTCCACAATACTCATTATCTAAATTGGGACGATCACACTGTTTTCCCGAATTAATACCTTGTTCAAGTATTGCTTTACACATTTATTTTATACATATTATTATTATGTAAATACCTTTTCGTTTTTGAGTAGATCGACTACCCAAACGATTAGTTGGAATACGCAAGTCCGCCCATACCAGACATTACTCGCAGTACGTTGTAGTTCAGCGCATACACGCGCACCTGGGCCGTACGAGAGCCAGTTACGGTGTTGATGGACACCGTCAGCTGGAGCGTCGCCTTGTCGATACGCGAGAAGTTGCACGTGCCAGACGGCTGGTGCTCCTCAGGCCGCAGCGCAAACGAGTATACGTTGATACCCGTCGACGGCGTGCGAGAGTGGTGCTGGAAAGGCTGTACCTTGTCGAAGTAAGAGCCCTCCCGCTCAGTGAACCGGTCCTGGCCGTTGAGCTGGAGCTTGGCAACCTCCACCGGGTTCTTGCCCTCGCAACGAATACCGGAATCCAGAATGACCTTCGCGAGCAGGTAGTTCACACCAGACTCGAACTCGCCCGAGCCAGTTACATCTAATGTATCCGCACCAATCTGGGAAGTACCCTGCGTAGGGCCCTGACCGAGCACGGCAGTCGCGTTACTCACAGACTCTCCAGCGGAAGAACTACTCGCCTGCGACAGCAGAGACACAATCAGACCATCCGTCGAGAAGTCGTCAGAGTAGTTGAACGGCTGCGGGCCACCTACAGACGCCACCCAGGTAGGCGCAGAGCAATCAACGAACGAATCGCGCTGCACTACCCACTGGAGCTCCTTCACGGGGTGGTTAAAGTTCAGCTGTACCTTGTTGGAAGAAGACGTGATCGACTCAGCACCCGTGTACTGTACCTGCTCAATCAGGTACTCGTGCGACTGCTGGGCGAACCGGCGACGCTCCTCAGTGTCGAGATACACATAGTCGACGTACAGGGACGCAGCGGCGAGCGACTGGGCAGGTAGCGAGTTGGAGGGTAAACCAATCGACGTCTCAGTGTACTGGCAATTCTGCCACGTCTCGAAGTCTACGTTGATGCGCACCTCGTGGTACTGGAGCGCAATCAGGGGAATAGCCAGACCAGGGTTGCGGCAGAACCAGAACTGCAGAGGAATGTACAGCGTCTTGGCGGGGGTACCAGACCGGGGCACGCACGAGATGGTGGTCTCAGACGACGTGCAGGTCGCATCCAGAGCAATACCAGTGCCACGCTTCATCAGTACCAGGTCGTGGGTGTTACCCACTAGCGACTCCAGAGCGCGTACCGTACCGGCCTCAGTAGAGAGCTGGGTCCAGATCTGCATCCAATCACCATACTGGCGATCAATGCGCTGGCCACCAATCTCAATCTCTACCTGCTTGATCAACCGGTGACCAATGTAGTTGAGCCACCGGAAACCACCCGTAGATCCGCTGATGGAAGAGCCCCAAGTACCGTTATTCTGAGTCAAATCAATCTGGGGAAGTACTACCTGAATGTACGTCTTGTACATCAGATCCGCGTTACGGTTGATGATGGCCGTTACACGCTTGTTGAAGTCCGCCTGACCGTTGAAGGTCACCTCAATGGACTCCACCGCAAAGTTCGTGTGCCGCTTGTAAAGTACCTTCCAGAACGTAATCTGGGGATTGCCGGAAATGTAAATATCCTGTGCGCCGTAGCTCACTAATTGCATCAGGCCCCCGCCCATGTTTGTTGTTTATGCTCTACTGCAAGATTTTATTTTTCAGAGATTCCGCGATGGCGACTCCTCGTATATGGATAATTTCATCTAGGCATAAATTGCGTTGGTTTAAAGCATCATCAAATGTTTTAAACCATTTATGAAATGTATAGTCTTTTCTATTAATTCTCAACATATACCCATTCTTATATTCACTTATATAAAGCTCTTTAGTAGAATTTGTAGTCCACGATGTTAATTTACGATTAAGATTATTCGTTGCACAATCAACCCATCGTAGATTCTCAACAGTGTTGTTCGCTCGATTTCCATCAATATGGTCGGTTTGACAATCGGACTTTCCAATAAAATATGTTGCAACTAATCTATGGACCTTAAAGAAATGCTTAGTTCTATCACCAGTTATACGCAATCCAATTTGCTTATATCCATCCGTGTCAGTCTTCAAAGCCAATATTTTTAATGTCTTGTTATTTCTTACTTGCCCATCTGAACTTATTTGATAATTAAAATTTTCTATATCTTTCCACATATACCTTATATGTTTATTCTATTTAAGTTTTAGGGATCCATTTTCGATTATATTTGGCTGCTGGATTTATAATTCCGTATTTCCAAAACAAAGAATTCTGTCGTATATTTTCTTGTAATTCTGGTGAATATGAACTAAAAAACAACTTTGAAAAATCATATTGTTTATCAATCATTTCCGTATATTTTTGTTCAAGATATTCAGGTGTTATTTCACTATAATCAACTGTATAGAGAATAGGGCAATTTCCATAATTACGATAGATTAACGGATGGTGTTCTACAACAGGAATACATCCAGCCATTAAAGCTTCATAATGTCTATGACAATCTGTACCATTTCCAGCAGGAGAAATAACAAATTTGTATTTTGGAAGTTCTTGATAGTATATACTTGGTGGTAAAGTTTGATTTGGAATTCCAATTTTTTTCATTAGTTTTACAACTTTTTCTCTACTTGTTTTTCGATTATTTTTTTGATCAGTAATCAAAAGAGAACATACTGCAAGATTCTCATGAGTTCCAAAGGGAAACTCTCTAGAATGTTTAATTGAAACACCTATAGGAAACTTCTCATCTAAATCGAATCCTCCCTTTGTAGATGCGTTTACTATAACCTCATTCCGGTTTTTGGGAAGGTTTTGCCATTCTCTTAAAGTGTACATTGTATCACTCGAAGAATATTAACACCCAATTCCTCCGATTCCTACACCAGTAGATCCGAATCCACCAACTCCACGATCATCATTCGCAGGAGGAAGTTCATTCACAAGGAGAATACGCTTCCAAGG